ATAAGTTCAGCATCGCCAACCATAGTGTCACTACCGTTAGATGGGAGACGGGCGAGTCTGACACGGAACATATCACCAGCGGCGATATTATCAATAGTCGTGATAGCGATTGATGTAACCGTCTTGATGCCAGATGTACCATTTGCGGTGCCGGCAGAATTAACGGCAGTGTCGAAAGAGTCTGAATCCAGGTCTGTATTCATATTCTCGATAGCAATCTCCCACACGGTACTGCCGCTGGTGGCAGTAGTAGCTAGCCAATGAACGTATGCTGTAATGCCTGAGGTAAGTGACGTACCTTCTGGGATAATACCGACCCAGAACGAAGATTCGCTCGTGGTGTCATCGTAGTCCAGCACCACAATACTGTTGCGCGTGTCCTTCGTGGCGAAGTTGCTGGCCGGTGATTGACTCGTCATCGGTGTGAATACGCCAAGAGTCTTCGACCCGGCAACGGGCGCAACCCAGGTGGCATCCTCACGTAGAAACTTGGTAGTACCAGCAGTTGCACCAGGGTCCGGAACCAGACCGCGAGCGTGGCTTGAACCCGATGGCCCGAAATCATTGAGGACACTCTGAGTGGCAATGTAACCGAGCAGGGTAATCTTTAGGCCTTTTGCTGTACCGTCCCCGATCTGATCAATGTCAACAGAAATCTCTGCATCCTCTGCCAGGGCCGTGTCTGACATAACAGCAGGAGTGGCCGCTGTGGTGCTGGTCTTCTCTGTGTTATCGATCGTGAGCTTTGTGCTGAGGAGCGAAGTACCACTCTCGTTGATGTCTACTGTGAAGATAGATCCAGAAGTTTGAGCGGTTGACAACGATGCACGAACGGCGGTCAGCGTCATTGCTTTTGGAACGCGGAATGTTACCTTCCCTGTACCAGTAGACAGTGCGGTAGTCTCATCACTGGCAGCAAGTACATACTCGACAGGTACGTTAGATGTAATCGGCCGGTTACCGATCAGATATACCTTCAAACCCTTCGCTGTACCGTCACCAATTTGATCGATATCGATGGTGATCTCCGCGTCGTCAGCTATAGCAGAGTCGGAGATGACTGCTGCAGTGGCTGCAGTCGTACTTGTCTTCTCTGTGTTATCGATCGTGAGCTTGGTGCTAAGCACTGATGTACCAGATTCGTTGATGTCCACAGTGAAGATACTGCCGCTGGTCTGTGCCACATTGAGCGATGCCCTGACTCCTGTAAGCGTGAACGCGTACGGGGCACGGAAGGTGATTTTACTAGTGCCGACACTCAACGGTGTCGTTTCATCGCTGGCACACGCCTCAATAAGCACCGGGTTATATGCAGCGCCGCTGACCATATCGGCGTAAGCCCTCATGGCCTTCTGTGTAGGCACGCGATTATCGCTATTTGCGGCTAGTGTTACATCTGTATCTAGCGAGACACCGCCTTTGATGAGCTTCCCGGTGGTTCCGTCGAACTGTACAAGATCACCATCAACAGAGGATGCAGGACCAACTACATCCCCGACACCACCACCACCACCAGAGGTAAGCTGGACGAAAGACAACGAAGTACTGCCTACTGTAATAGGCGCATTGGTGGAGCATGTCCACTGCGTATCAGCATTCACAGTACCTTCGCTCACGTAGACACTGGCATTCACTAGTTCAGAACCGGAGTCTGCATCTGTAGCTCTTGTTGGTGAACCCGAAGAGGTCACCACATAGATACCGTTCTTGTGCGCAGTAGTCTGATCCTTGATTAAGATACGATCACCAGTTGCCAGTACTACACCGTCGATGGTATCACCCGCCTCGTAGTCGGTAGCGAGCGTTCCATCTGTAGTGGTGGCAGCCCTGACGGCCTGCTTCCAACTGAGACCTGCAACAGCAGCATCCACAGCTGCTTTGACGAATGCTGTAGTGGAGATCTGCGTTGTGTTGTCTCCGGGTGCCGCTGTAGGTGCTTCGGGAACGCCGGTGAATACCGGTGATGCGATATCTGCTTTGAGTGCTAGAGCAGTTGCCATCGTAGTGGCAAAAGCGGGATCATCACCAAGGGACGCAGAGATCTCCACCAGTGTATCCATATCCGTAGGTGCTGCACCCACGATAGCGGCGATGGTGACGTCCACAATATCTTGAACCGTCGTCTTGACAGTCGCCGAAGATTGAACAGCAGGAATCTCTTCCGTACCCGCAAGAGCTACACCTGCCGGTAGTCCTGAAATCTTAATAGTTGCCATCTTTACTCCACGACCAAATAGATATCACCCTCTGTTACAAGGCGATCGTTGTTCTCTGTAAGCAGGTAATCCTCTGATGGATCAAACTCGCTTGTTGTTAGGTTATAGCCTTCAGCCACCCACCGATTTGTTTCCACTTTAACCAGCGTGGCTTTACCGTTAGCAGCTATATCCAGCGTCACTCCTTCAGTCCCATCGTTAAGCAGGAAGATAGTGCCTGTGGGACACACCACATACGATACTATCGGTGACAGGTTGACTACTACCACAGTAGAGCCAATCTCAGCCACCTCAAGTAACTTGGCTATAGCCTCCGTTGCAGCAGCATCTACATAGAGGTGACCCCCATACTCACCAGCAGGAATCTCATAGATACCGTTTAGGATTGTCTGTTGTAGAAACCATCCAGTTCTAGGTGTGACCCATTCCATATCACCATTGAGGAAGGAATTGGCTGTTGGTGCCCCAGTTGTATCTAGCTTACCTACTGTAACTGCATCGTCGGCTAGCTCAGCCGAGGTTACGGCATTCAGTGCTATTTTAATGGTTGTTACCGACCTATCATCCAGCTCATCCGTACCGACAACACCTGTACCTAGTAGGTCATCGAGGTCAATTGCCGGGGCCAGCACCTCGGACCACTTGTAGTTCGGGGCTACGGTACCCACATACAGATCACAGGCACGTCCACCTAGATTGCGATAGAACAGCTTGTTCGAGGCACCGAATCCACCGGCAACCTCGAACCAAGTGTAGTCTACCGGGTCAGTGGACTCTGTTGAAGTGTCTGAGTTGTGCACTCCGTAGAATAGTCTGCTGGTCGGTGAGTCAGAGAAGTTTGTACCGATACGATCGTCGGCATATCTGATATGAAGGTACCGCTGCATGAACCCGACAATACTCTCGTCGGTCGGATCTGAAATGATACCGGTACCTTGGTTGTAGACAGGCTGGGCCGGCAAACCGATGAGGTATTGCGCAACCTCCTGATTCCAGGCGTCGAGTTCCGCATCACCCGTAAAAGGAGGAATACTACGCATATCTTATCTCCGGTTAGCTGGCTTGATATCGAGGCCGAGGAAGGAAAGCTTCCAGTATTTGGTAGACGTGATCTTATAGTTCAAGAAACGTCCTACTGTGCGAGGGTCTACCTTGTAGCCTTGGGACTCACTCTTCGGCGTGATAGTGAACATGTCGCGACCACTAGTGTTTGCGTAGTCGGGTAGCTTATCGTAGACGTTCTGCGAAGTGACGTACACGTTGACCGTATCATTGGTAGCACTCGTCTCTAGAACAGGTGTAATACCCGTGATAAGAAGGTTTCCGAATGGGTCATCCGCGAAGAGCCTCTTACGTTCTACATAGGATGTGTAGTCAGCGTAGGATGTGCCGTTGTACATCTGATAGGTATCATCCATTAGATACAGTCTGGCAGTACCTGACGGAGCAAGCAACCGTTCGTTACCATACTGCCAGGAAACTCCTGACAGGTTCGGCGACGGGAACATGGACACAACACTAGGTAAATCCCGGAAGGTCCAGTTGTCTTCTTTGTAGTTGTAGATCATGGCACGATCGCATTTGCCTGTCGCATTCGTCGAGGACACGTAGCAAACCCATATCTCGCGGTACTTGTTGTTCTTGACAACGAATGTCTTGTCCGTGTAACTCTGATTCATGTCGGAGAATAGGTAGTCACGGTTCTTGCCGTAGATCAGCGATTTCACCTGACCAGATCCGTTGTGAATGTAGACATCATTACGGTCAACCACAAAGTGATGGCCATCGAACTCGGCGATACAGTTCAGTGACAGTGTACCGTAACCTTTGCTGTAAGGGCGCACATTAGCAATGCCGTTCACGATAGACAGTACATGTATGCTATCCGAAGAGTAGATGAACATCTGTCCACGAAGCTCAAGCATGTCAACAATAGGTGACAGGGTATTGATCTCGAACTCATCTGCTGTGTCAGTAGTCAGACCAGGTTGCCAGATAGAAGGAAAGCTACCTACAGCAGCTTGCACAGAGATACGCACAGTACTGGGTGCATACGTGGTGCCTACACCGTCAGTCAGTGTGAGGTTAGCCGCGACCAGGGAATAGCCGAAAGGGCGGATTACTTTCGCTCTGACTGTTAGTCCCGAAGTATAGTTCCATCCGGGAAACGGTTGAAGGGTCGAATCAGCCAGCGGATCCTGGTAAAGAGCATACAGCGGAGTGCTGGTACCATTGTTAAAGATGATAGCATAACCGGCACCGAAATGATCCGTCTGCCACTTACTTCCGGTATAACTCGACGAGGCAAGCATTGCCGATTCAGTACCGGCCGAGGATATCTTGTTGATATATCCATCCTTAGCTACAACAGTATATCCGGCATCTGGTCTGGCCCAATGGAGACCATATTCGGCATTGATACCGAGGGTTTTGAAGGTGGATTCTCCGAGAATGGTCTCCACCGATCCATTACGGAATCGTACATTTCTCGCATCCGTAAATACGTTTTCGGGCAGGATAATTGAGGTAGAATCTTTGATTACCCCACCTTGCCCTAAATTCTTGACCGGTGTGACCATGTGATATATTCCTTATTCTATCTTATAGGCACCTTCTATAGCTCGTCGATATGCTTCACGACACTGCTTTAGGGCTTGGCGGAGGATGTCTGCGCTGGCAGCTTCCCCGATAAGAAATTCTCCATCCTCCCGAGAAAGTTCTTCTCCAGTGCCTGGCTTTCTTGTGCACTCAAAGGTGGTAATTGTGGGAGAATTAATCGTGATGGGCTCGGAGTCTCGACGACTGGCGCGGCTGCGCATGCTGCTAACAAGACGGTCGTGAGTAGCATTAATGCTTTTGATTTCATCTTCCTTCTCCGCTAAACTCTGAAGGAGCTTCGTTTGTAGATCAACTTCGACTTGACGTGCGACGCTTCTTACGCGCTCGATCTCGAGCCGCTGAGCCTCTTTGTATTTGTTAAGTTCCAGTTGACCTTCGGCTTGAGCTTTCGCGTAGCCTGCTTCGTATCCTGAGTGATGGATATACATACCACCACCAATTAGTGTTGCAATTACGAGAACAATAGCGAGGATTCTCACCACAAATGGGAAAACTACTACTGCTGTCCTAAACATTGTTGATATTCCTTCTGTCTACGAATAGTCAAACCTCGTAGTGGCTTACCTTTGAAGTTGTCCCACTTGAGGATTTCTTTACAGGCTGCTTCGTAGTTACCGGCCTTCAGCTGTCTGGCCAACGTAGAGTTGCAGAAAGCTGTCTCGCCGATATTATATGTTAAAGATACGTATGCATCGAACTCATATTGGTACATGGGTACCGGTGCACAACGCTTGACTGCTGTTTCAAACTTACCGGCGTCTGTAAGGAGTCTAACTAGAGCACGTTCTACCGTGATCTTGTCGCCCATCTTGACGCCCTCCGTAGTGCCGAATCCGACTGTGGGTACATCACCAGGCACCGGAATCATGGCCTGCGGTACGTAGGTCTCATGTAGTGCGATACCGACCAGTGCGCTACCGGATAGTACCAAGGCAGCTACTTGAGACCTGTTAATCATCTTTCTTCCTTGTGAAGTCACACCAGATCTGATATACCTTGTGCGCAATCATCAGCACCGTGTATACTAGAGTGGCCCACAGAATAAGGTCAGATACCGGATAACCGGCGATTGTTGCTAGTGATATCGATACAGGTGGCCCTGCCTTTGCTATCAGCGCAGGTGCCGTATCAACAGATGACTGAATGTTATTGGATGTGCTCATTGTACCCTCGGACAATTTTAGCAGGGTACGTGCCCCTTTGTTATGGTGAAGAAATGAATGTGCCATTGTGAATTTGTACCAGTAATCGTAGATCGTTGGACATGCCTACCTTCACAAGCGTGGCCCCGCTCGTAAGAGTAGCCGCTTGGTGTACTGTATTGAATCGCTCACGTTGCACTAGGAAGTACAGAACGTTATTCAGGATGTAGTATACCATGACGTCGGTGACATTTAGCAGAACCATGTCGTCACGCTTGTCATCATGTGTCAGCTTAGGTGCTCCCGCACCGGCCGGTAGCTGCCTAGTTACGAACGCTTCGGTTATCGTGTCGTAGTACCTAATATAGGAGTTACAGTTAGACAATCGGTACCCTAGGTTAGGCCGCATGTTGGCATCAAATGCGAAGGAAAGGTCGGTCATATTCATGACACCCGAGATAATGGTATACGTAATACCGGTATCCAAGTTTTTCAGATATACTGTTCCTGTGGTGTTAGAGTAGCTACTCTGCCACACATTCACGTTGATGCCCTGCGAAGGGTCAGACACAGCGACACCACCCATCTCTCGCTCAATAAGGGTGATATCAGAGACAAAGTCGTCAGGTACCTCGAAGTCTACGCCATCCGCAGGGGAGAAGACGTCGCTCTTAAGCATTATACCCTACCCCATGTGACACTGAATGATAGTGTCATAATCTTGGTATTGTCCTTAGGCAGTACCGGCGTGAACTCATGCTGCCACTTTCCGATCGTGTTAGCCACAAGAATAGTCTTGATACCACCTGGGAGGTTGAAGGTGTTGAGATCGAATCCGAGAGATCCGGTATTGGTATGAGAGTTGTTCACATAGGAAGCATTGGTAGCATCCGCGAAGTAGTGCTCGACCGTGCCACTTGGTATTCCTGTTACCTCCCCCAATGCGCCGGTAAAAGCCGACACAGTAGCGCCGCCGGAATCAGCAGCCAGAATAGGCCCTATGTATGGGCTCCAATCGTTGGAATTGGAAACCGCACCGGCCCGCCGCGTTACGCTGTAGGTCACGCTACTGATTGTAAGACCGTAGGTGTAGTCAGTCAGCAGGGGTACAACCTTCAGACGATAGTACACATCCAGGTATTCAGAGGATGCTACCGTGACAGATGTCGGACTGCCGCCGCCGTCAACGATGAGTGCGCGAGAGAACAGCGCGGCAGTAGACCATCCAATACCTACTTCAGTGTAGTTTCCGTTCAGAGCACCGGCATTGAAGCGATAAACGAAGGTCGTTGAGGTTTCGTAGAGTGGCGAACCGCTGTTAGAAGTGTTCCAACTCTGCAGCGTTGAGGTGTATGCCGCTGGCGCAGCCAGGGTCGTATCGCCGTTGGCAGGGGTGGTTGTACCTGTGCCGATATGGCAGTAGCCCCAGTATGTGTTAGTACCCATCCTGTTGAGACCGCCGTCAGTAATGAGGTTCGAGAACCAGTCAGTTTCCCGGACGATTTCTTTTGTCTGAGCATTTCGCACAACGAAGCGGTACTCGCCGGCGAATCCCATCATTTTCTTTTCGGGGACTTTGAGTAGGGAATTCTTAAGCAAGGGTGCCTCCCGTTATTAGTGAAGTGACAGACAATCCGTCTGCAGGCCAGTTAGAATAGGTGATCAGTTTGACTTCGAGTGTTCCGCTGTCGATAAGACCCGTGACCTGTATAGCCTCTGTAGGCCAGTACGTGTAACTTAACAGTACAGTATCTAGTGCACCGGCAGTTATCAAACCGGTTGTTTGCATCGACTCAGTGGGCCAGTTACTATATGTCTGGAGCACTGGCAGCAGGGTACCGGCCGTTATCAGCCCGGTAACACTCATACTTTCGATGGTCGGCTGTACAAAGTAACCGGCAGTTATCAAACCGGCTGTTTGCATACTGTCGGTGTTGATAGACGGATATACTAGACTGGCTAGTAGATAGATGGTTTCAACAGGCTCCGGCTCGGTGTACTGCTCGTACACTCCACCAGTATCTATCCTGTCAATCGGGTGGTCGCCTTCGCGTTCGTATACACCGCCGTAGGGTACGTATCCTATCTGCGTAATGTCGATAGGTCCGACAGGAGAGTTCCGATAGGGGTTGCTCTCTTTCGTGTCCCGGACCCCGTCCGTTACAGGATCTCGGTAGACACCGTTCTTGGGTGATTCGGTCACACCCCTTTTTGGTGTAGCTGCCATAGACCCTCCTTAGATTAGACCACCGGTATTCACGTTCATCTGGACGTTACCACCCTTGGCACGGCGATACTTCTCTTCCTTGTTCAGTTGGGAGACGATCTTTTCGGTGTGCTCTTGATAGCGCTTCTCCATTTGATCGTCATTCAGGTACGATCCGATATGGCGCAGCGCGGCGTAGATACACACCCGCTCGTTAGCATCCCGGAGCCAGTTCCAGGCTTCCTTGCCAGTAAACATTACCGGGGTAACGGTACCGCCATTAGTGACCGCATACGCAGTGGCCTCGGTAGAAGTCGCAAAGATAGCATCCGTAGTACCACCCAGCACTTTGTACATGGTCGTGCCGCCAGAGGTGACGAGATCCAAGAGGGGCTGCGTACTGTCGCTGTAATCGAAAGAGTAATTCACCGGTACGACGCTGTACAGCGCATCCAGCTGACCTAGACGACGATAGTAGTGAAGCTCAACAATATCACCGACCTTCAACTGAGGACGCACCAGAAATTTGAAGTCCTTCCATACGTACCGATTCCAATTGTACTGCTCGGCATACGGGTCAAGGAAGGTCCGGACATCGTTCACCTGATTGTACATGTGCGAAGCAGCTTCATTGACAGGATCGACACGACGCAGGTAGATGAACTCGGTCAGATCTTCGGGTACATCGAAGGTGCTGTAGTTGGTACCGGTCAGGTTGTTGTCCGCAGTAACCGTGAACTGTACAGTGTATTCCAACTGGGGAATACGCAGGTCACGATAGATGTCGTCCATACCGTACTGAAGACAATCCTCAATGATGCTCTCTGGGACGGTAGCGATTTCACGGCGGTTAGACCAGTCACGAACCTTAGTCTTAAGCAAATCAAATTGCGGTGTGCTCATCGTGGTATCCTTTCGAAAGTATGCTTGCGATAAGTTTTACGAGTACCGTTGGCACACTTGTAAACTGCCGCCTTATTGAAGCCGTGGGCCTCTATCGATGCACCCCTTACCTATATAGAATGGAGTGTCATCATCCCTACAGTAGTGGATATAGACGTAGTACTTCACATTTACACCTTCGTAATGTTAGACGTCAGCAGGTCGGGGTAATCCGACATAACGATCTGCTTGAACTTGCGCACCTGATCAGGATGATGCATGAAGTCAGGAGCATGAATGTCAATCCCGTACTTGGTCAGGATGTCGATTGCAACGATGTCAGGGATGATCGCGAAGGACCGGTAGTTACGGGTGCTCTTGGCTTGCTCATCCAGCAGTCGCTGCTCCTTGGCGTACTCGCGGTAAGCTTCGACACTCTGTTCCAACTTGAAGTTGGTCTCGTCAGTAGTGACCTTGAAGCTATGGATGTTGTAATCTTGGGATTGAAACATTGTAGTCCTATTTACAGTTGTCGATTGGACAGCATGGCCTGGAAGACAGGCCCGTCGGCCAACATTCCGATCTCGTATCGGATAGCATTCGTGGAGGTAATACCGGTAACAGCCACCGTGACAGGGGCTGCTCCGGCCGCCGCATCCAGATACTCAACACCGGTAATGAAGTTGTTGGCGCCAACACTGACGTTAGTGACGTAGTTAGTGGGAATGAGGACGTAGGTACCGTTCGACTGGGTAATCTTGAGAAACATATTGATTCCTTTGAATAAAAAGGAAGAAGGATTTCTCCTCCCTCCTTTTTGTTAGACCGTCAGGTGTGCTTACGCGCCCGACAGACCCAGGATCAGACCGGCGCCCTTCGGGTTCTTGCACTCCAGGGTGCCTTCCTCCACGATTTGACCGATGATCGAGTCACCCAGTTGGCCCAGGTCCACTTCCTGCATCGGACGCAGGGTCGCCCAGCTGAACCACATTGGGTCATACAGGAACGCGTAGAAGTTCGCCGTGGTATCCAGACCCGCCACCGAAGTGTAGGCCAGACCCATGACGTAGTTCGGCACGACCATGACATCGCCGAAGTCGCTCATGTAGATCTCGACCGATTGACGCAGCTTGCCGTCTTGATCGATGTTCCGACGAACGTTACCGTCACCGGCGTTCGATGAGCTTGAACCCGCAGCTTGCGCACGAGCCGAGAAGGCACGCTTGTTAGCGGGCGACGTCATCAGCTTCGTGGCACGGCCACCCTGCTCGTAGATCGTCTGCATGAGGCTGTCAACGTGTGACAGTTGCAGCGGGTTCTTGTCCGCGCCGGTGACAGTCGTATACGTACCGGCCACGCCGCCACCCGGGTTGGTCGGGGCGGTGTACTCGTTGGTAGTCGTCAGGGCGTTGACCACGTTGTGGTTCATCCACGCCTGATAGCCACCGAACGTACGCGGGCTCGAACCTGACGAAGATTGGTTGGTAGCTACTAGGCCGAACTCTTGGTCCCGCTTCATCTCTACACCACGCTTTTTGAGCTGATCACTTTAATTCACAAGGATTCGTTAATTCCTTGCAGATATAACCTTTCGCTCTCCTAGGATTACCACCAGTCTTTGCAGCGTAAAGCAATGACGAGTAGTTGAGACTATTGTTGGCACAGAATTCTTTTAGATTTACTACTTTATGTGTAATACCTTCCGGTGTCACCACTAAGTAGCTCTTGGCGGCTGCTCTTGCAGCATAGCCTCTATTTTGTTTATGCCATTTCCTCTTAGTAGCTGATATCTTCATTGCTACTTCAGGTCTCTTCATAGGATTGTTGTTCCCTTCTAAATCTGGCCTAGGTACACCAGTCATAGCTTTAGATAATGATTCTCTAGCTGTCTGGTATCGTATACCTGATAATTTCGGACGTTGGCTTTTCTCTGGTGATTCGCACATACGTTTGAATGCCAGAGCTATGACTCTGTTCCGATGTATCTTCCATAGTAAATAGTGAGCTATATAGTGTGCTCTCGCACTGAGATACACTAAATTATCTTTACTATCACTACCACCCATCGATTTAGGTACAACATGATGACGTTCTGTGTAAACATCACCCGGCTTTGTATGGTTTCCATACTTCAAGATCAACAAGCTATATTGCTTGCGATAATTCATTGATTATTTCTCCATAATCGGTTTATCATCTATATATTACTATATAGGTTAGACTATATCATCACCACATATTATGTGGGCCTTGCGCTTCCGCTCACTTGAGCGTACTCCCTCACGGGATAGTCGTTGAACGTTCCTCTTACGAGGCTTCGCTGCTGATTGCCCTCAACTTAAATGTAGGGTGTTCCAGCAATTCACAAGGTTTTATATGCGCCTCAGCTATTAGATTAACGCATATTCATCGGCAACACCGGCTTGGTCCACGACACGCTTGGTACCGGTAACTTGCACGACCTTACTGTTGATCTGGCAGTAGTTGCCCAGACGCGTACGGTACGGTTCGGCAGCTTGGGCCGAGGCTTGTGACGAGAAGGTAATACCCTCAGCCACTTGGCCGGCAGCCGGGGCAGCCAATTCGTCCGTTTGCCATTCGTGGAAGATCGCCGTAGCCTTAGTACGACCGATCGAGCTCAGGAACGGGGTCTCATCTCGCGACAAATATGTTTACTCTGCGATCGTTACTCGCAGGCAATGATATCCTCTGTGGTGGCTCCTTTTTCCAGTAGCCACTCTTTGCATACAACTTTGCCTAATACCATTTTCTTCACACCACTCCCACAGTCGAACATTCTCTACCCTGTATCCCTCTTTATTCCAGATGGTGTACAGATATCTGTGGTTTCGATCAGTGAGTTCTTGCTTGAACTTAGGGGTATGCTTAGTTGGTTCTTTGTTCTTCAGGGTCCTCTCCCAATGCTCTCTTTGTTTCTCTAGAGATTGCTGCTTTGGGACTACCCCTCCTGCACAGATGTTCCAACCTATTTGCTCATTAGGACGAAGTTTCATTTCTTCTAATTTGCATTCTTCTAGAGTTCCGCTGAATAATACAGTAACCTTCAAGGAAGACCAGCCATATTTACGTATAGCAGAGTGAACAGGGTAGGTGCTTCCCTTCCGGGCTGACCTCTTGTGCTCACTTTTTCTTTTATTAAGGTTCTTTGTAATACCAACGTAACCCTCAGTATCAGTTTTTGTATGCTCTTTTTTGTGTATCCAATACACATAACAGATTTCAGTCATTCAGTATGACTCCTCATTCACAGTATCGCTACTGTGTTCAGACTATATCATCACCCTTATTCATAAGGGGTCAAGTGCTTCGGGTTGACTCCAACCCTACTCCCTTCCGGGATAGTCGTTGAACCTTCCTCTTTCGAGGCTCGGCTGCTGATTGTCTCCCTACGGAGATTTTCCAGCAATTCACTTGATTTTTCGATGGCAGTTACCCGCCAAAGGATCTCTAATTAAATCATGGAGATGAAGTTGGCCAGATCTTCACGTTCACCGGCGTTGACGGCGTTACCCGTAGCAGCGGCCGAACGGGCGGCAGCCTTCGGGCCACCGGTAGCGAAATTGTTTGCAGCCATTTGTTGGCTCCTTCTTTAGTGAGTGTATTGATTACAGTTTACGGCCCACTGTCGAAATACGCTTGAGGAAATCCATCTGTTCTGCCTCGCCAGCTTGACCTGACAGCACGCGCTCTCGCACGGCCTTCACGGCTTGTTGTTGCTTTTGGATGGCAGGCGTTCCCTTACGGGTCGGCACGCTCTTAGTAACCGGGGCAGCCTTGCGCTTCACAGCGCCGACATCTTTGGCGGTCTTCAGCCGGCGGTAGTCGTCAATGAATTTGACAACCTTCGCGCTGTACACCGAGTCCAGGAGGGCTCCCGGGATGCCTTCTTCAATCGCAAACTTGCGGATACTTTTGGCAAGCTGATCATTGAACTCAGGGAGAACTACTTTGATGTCCTCACTGAATTGCGCGATCAAGTTCTGTTGCTCTTCTGCTTGTTTGGCTTGAAGTTGCTCGACAACCTTCTTCGTGCGCTCTTCGCGCTTGTTACGGAGCGCCCAGTACTGCTCTTGGATTTCTTCTTGTTTGTCCTTAAGCTCACGGGCGGTATACGTGTCTCCATCCTCGCGTGCCTTCTTGATTTGGGCAGCGACGGTAGCGTACTCCGTTTCCAGCGTCTTCTCTTGCGCACTGATTTCCTCGTGAAGAACAGTACCGAGTTGCACGAGCTCTTGGAGCTTCGCGTCACGTTCCTGTTCAACTTGTTTCTTCAGTTCACCGATTTCTCGTCCCTTTTGAGACAAGTGTTGATCCGTCGCAAAACCCTTACGGACTTCAGACAGAGTCTTGTATTCCACCTTACCGTTGATGGTAACGGGAACCTTGTACTCCCAGTCGATGTCTTCTTCCTTCGGCAGTTCAGCTTGGGTAGACTCGTCATCCGCGCTTTCACCTTCGTCAGTTTCTTCATCGCCGGTATCTTCACCTGCTTCGCTTTCGGCTGATTCGGCGGCATCGGGATCTTCATCCGCCGTATCATCCGGAGTTGGGACGTCCTCACCGTCATCTGGTAGAGATTCTCCGCTCTTCTTCAGGCCGAGGATCTCGGCTGCAGGAGAGTTCCTGAGAATGTCATCAAAGTTCGGAACTGCCAACTCGTTTCCGTTCATCCCGTCATCGCCATCCGCGAAGTCAGCTGAACTGACATTACTCGCCGGAGTGTTGGTAGAGAGGTGCTCGAATGTGTTAATTGCCATCTGTCAATATCCTTAAACGAACTGCTTGTTTTGCTTGGCTGCTCGCACAGCGGCCATACGGTCGTGAACTGGGTCTGCCTGGGTCGCGCCCTCAGCTTCTACCAGTTTGCTCACGACAGCCAAAGCATTGCTAATGTTTACCAGTACCGGCGCGTAGTTCTGCGCACGGCCGACACCACCTGCTTCACCGCAGGTAGCGATTTCCTTCACCAGTTGATCTTGCGCACGAATGAGCACATCAAGGGCTTGTTGAGTCTTAGTCATCAGTCGGTTCTTCCTCGTTCTCTGCCTGAGGTTTCTGAATGAACGCAGCATTCTTCCCAAGGGTTTCCCGCTTGATGAGATTCTCTTTGACACTTCCCAGAGCGAGCGCAGTGTGGTACAGGAACTCTCTTTCCTTGGTACAATGCGGTTCACTCTTGACCCACTGTGCAAACAGGTCGGTCAGGATGTCAGTAAAGGCCTCGTTGAAGAACTCTTCTCGTTCTCTGGTGGCGAATTGACCACGTTGGAGGGCCAGTTGAGCGTCACGGAACGGTTCCTTGACTGCTTCGCCCTTAACGTAGTCTACTCGGGGTTTAATTCTGTCCTTAAACCCCTTGGTAAACTTATCCGTCATTGGATATTTCCTTTGTTCGATATAGGAACCGATAAAAGATTCCTATTAGGAGCCGACTAGCTGGTTAGTGCATAGCGCCGTCTTGCGACATGATCGCCGCAGCAGGCTCTTCCTTCACCATCTCAACCTTCGGAGCGTTGATCGGCGCGGATGCGTCTTGGTTGATGAACTGCCATGCTTTGCTGACCATCTCTTCGATGTTCGGCTTCTGCAGGAGGTTCAGGTCGATACCGTCCTTGGCTGCCTTGATCACGAGGTCGGCCCACTTCTGGTGGTGGGTGTCCATCGCGATGATCATCTGGCGCATGTTGTCCTGGATCGCGTTCTTGGACTGGATGTTCGTCAACGCGATGGTAGCCTCACGTTGCATAATGTCCAGTTTCTTAACTTGTTCTTCCAGGGCACGCAGCTTTTCAGCCGCCTGAGCCTCACCGTCTCGAGCCTTCTGAGCCTGTTCCTTGAATTCCGGGGTCGTGTAGTCCACGATGAATTCTAGAGGATCCAGATCCAGTGCTTCGATAGCCTTGGCAGCAATGTTTGCAGCTGCTTCAGGGTTCACGACAGCGCCGGCACCGGCTTCCTTCAGGGCAGGGATGATGTCCTTACCAATCTGGGTCATTTTGCGAACCATGCTGCTGTTGCCGTTATCGCCGACGTCAGCATTGACCCACAGTTCCATGTCATCAGGAAGAGTGGCCGGATCGATCTCGAAGCCTTCACCCTTGGAGTCGGTAAACTTGATCTTCTTGCCGGCCATCTTCTCGCGGATCATCTTGTAGATACCCGTAGCGAGTTGCTTGAAGCCGGTCTCTGCGAAGCGACGAGCCATGTACTGAATCCGCACTTGGGCGGCAGACATAGCACGCTGCATCTTCTCTTCGGAGTTACCCGACACGTACAACGTATCATTGAGACCTTGAGCTGCCTTGGATAGTCCGGTGGCTTGCTCCTTGTGCAGCTGCATGGTATCCAGCAGCGGTACGGTACCCTGACTGATTGTGTCAGGAGTCATCGCAGCAACTGCATTGTTCGGGTTACCGTTCGTAGCGATCAGCTGCTTCGGCTTCATGTTCTGCAGAGCAGAGAAGTCAACCACGTTCGGGTCGGCCAACTTCGGGCTGTAGTTCGTCAGGTAGACGTTCTCGACGAAGCCACGCAGGACAGCGGTGGTCGCCAGGGTCGTCGGACGAATCATGTCGGCGGCTGACAGGCCGTGGAACTCGTGCGGGACTTCGAAAGGGCAGAGAACGGCCAGAGGGATGTAGTCAGCGTCCTCTTCGAGTAGGATGTGCTTGCCGGCAGTGATGAAGTGCTTCAGTTCGGCAATACCGTCACCGTCACGATCACAGCGCAGCCAACTCTCCGTCACGTTCACCGTACGGGAAGCTTCGTCCAGGTCCACTTCGCGTGAACGACCGACGAGGTAGTACTCTTCGCCGACGAGCTTCTTACGGACAGCCCGCTCTTCGTTGTACTTCTGCAGGAAGTTCGTGGCACCGTCACCCACTTCGGCCCAGTCAATGTCCTTGGCCTTCTCAGGGTAGTACTTCCGGATTTCACTCCGGGTCATCTCTGACTGTACCGCCACGAACGGAGCATCTTCGATCGTGTGGGCGTCACGAGAGATACGGAAGAGCTCTGGATGGACGTTGTCGATCTTGATCCGGCTCTTGTCGATCTTCCGGCGGATGCGCACATCCTTGTACACATTCACGATCTGCTGAGTGCCGTCAGGAAGATTGATCATGGAAGGTTCGTATTCGAGGCCACCCACAACTTCCGCATCCTCACTGGCGAGCATAATGTCCAGGTTCTCTTGGGTGATCTCCTCGAACTCTTCGAACTTGTACTCGAAGTCTTCGACGAAGCCCCAACGGATGATACTGTTCTTCCACATCAGCGCAGACTTCATCCACGTACTGAGCTTGTTCCAGCCCGCATTCTGCTTGAAGACGACGTAGTCGAGCAGGTCACCGGCCATCTTGGCAGCGGCGAGACTGGTCGGGGTCTTCTTCGAAGGAACGAACTTGGCGAGCTTGTTGTTGTTCATCAACAGTTCGGAGAGGATGGCAAGGTAACCTTCCACCACTTCGACTGTGTCAGAGGAAACGATCTGGGACACCCCTTGTGGCAGGAGGTGGCCTTCAGCCATCATGCCGTACTCGTAGGTGCTCTTTTGCCGTTCACGGGCAATGTCGGCGCTGTTCAGCCAGTCACCGACGCTGTTCATGATACCGGACTGAATCAGGGAGATTACCTGTTCGTCTGATACCGGTTCTTGGTAGTCATGCATGCTATATGCCTTTCATTCAGTCATTCAGTCAGGTATGAGCAGCGTCTTAGCTCTTATTGTCCACGGATCGGGAGAATCCGATTACCGGGGGTACCGGCACCGCCGGCCCTACTCTTGGGTTGTTCCCCGGTAACCTTGGCGGGCGTCGGGGGTTTGATAAACTTCTTGATGCCCTGGGTGGACTGCTTGTCGTTTAGGAAGGGTGTATTCATTTGCTTTCCATATTAGAGGGCTGCGTAGTCAACAAAGCTACCTGCCTTAGCGACGATGGCTGATGAGGCAACCTTAGATGCGAAACGGGCGATGACACTACCGTCGGCAGTCGGTGTTATGAAACCGGAAATCTGGGCGATATTACCGCCGGTTGCAGTTGACGAAGTATTGCTTGCTGTTCTTCATAAGACATATTTGTATCCCTCTGAAAGATGTTTTATAGCCAAACAGGCTCTTGATAATTCACTGCTGTTGATCCGAATTTCTGCCCGAAGGGTACTCGGTTCGTAGTAAGTCTGTCACCGTGTGTACGGAGTACTTCGAGGGCGATAGCCGTAGCGATCACCGTATCGTCGTTCCCGCCGGGAATGGCTTCGGTCTTACCTTCTGCGGTAGCAATGTAGGTCAACATTTCGTTGATGATGATCGGGGACGGGATCCACAGTTCATCGTTCTCGATAGCCGACTTCAGGAAGCCGATCACGGCAGGCTTGGAGGCACTGGTGGTCCTCCATCCCATCCGGGTAGACTCTTCCTTGCTGATGTTCGCGATCTTCGTCTGGTAGTACATGTTCAGATAGTTCATCTGTACCAGCCGGTTCAGGGTAGCGATACCCATACTGTTCGACTCTACTGCGAGGAGCGCATTGTTGAAGTACCGGCCCAGGTAGAACAGGAGGTCGCCGAACTTCGATGGATCGATGTAATTGTTCCGGTATAGGGCAACGATCTGTTTTCGGCTGTTCATGACCACAGCTGTACTGTAGTCTCTTCCCACGCCTAGAGAGGTATCCGCACCGATCACGAAGGTATCCTCGAAGTGTGGATACTGGTAGATGTGTAGTCCACCTCTCTGTGCATCCTTGAACTCGTTGCTTTCCTGATCGAACTCCCTGGAAGCCAGGATCGGTTGGGGGATCAATGCCTGAAGCTTCTCCGTGTTGAACACGTTAGAACCCGACACAATGAAAGCCTCTTCCGGACTCGCCGGGTATTCCTGTCTGAACTTGCTCTCTCCACTTTCGGCTACTTTGAGTCTCCGCCAGTAGAGTTGGTCGTTGTCCAGTCCATGCTTCTCGGCCATGGTTTTCTCGAGATCCGTCGGGGTGAACCCGTCCGGAGCCTTCCGCCGGTACTCAGGCATGAGGAACCAGGGAACGAAGATGGGTAGATACTCGTTCACTCCGTTGACCGCATCCGTCCAGAGCTTGTGGAAGGAGTTGCCGACACCGTTAGCCGTACTCTCGATGATCACTTCGGTACCGTCCGCTTGAGAAATCCCTTGGAAGAGACCGGCGAGGATCTTCTCATCGTGAGTCCAGAAAGCTACTTCCGATAGGTGCGCAATAGTTGGAGTAGTACCCCGACCAGCTTCAGGAGAGCCGGCAGTATAGAGTCGATAGCCCGAATCGTTGTGTTCAAACATGATCTCTTTGGCGTTCGACTTCTTGAATTCTGGTTTGAACTCATCGGACATGTAGTCAATAGTAGACCGTGACATGTTGAAGAGGGCATCGGATGTGGCGCTGTCGTGGGCCATGACAACCGACTTGTTGTACGCATTGAAGTACGACTTCCAGAAGACTCGTGCAGTGGTATACGTAGAGATACCCATCTGACGAGCTTTCAGGATGACTACCCTGACGCGACCCGTGGTCTTCAGCTGTTCTTCGATCTTGGTGTTGATGATCCGTTGTGCTTCGTTGAAGGAGAACGGGATGAATCCCTTGGACGAGTCCTTCGGGAGAATCTTGATTTGTTCGGTGGCAAAACTGGCGAAGTCGGTCTTGTAGAGAGCGAGCTTTTCACGCCGTTTGATCTCCCGGAGCAGGTCTAGCTTCTGTGCTGCTGTCGATTTGGCCATTGGTGGAGGATCCTTGGGGTTGGTACTGGGGAGGGCACTACGTGGGTTTTCCCTAGTAGGAATAGTTCTAGTAGGTACCGGCAGTCGGTGTGAGGAACTTCCTGCCAGGATTCTTTTCGGAGAAGAACTACCCCGGTTTTCCCTATGGGTCAGTCTCTGTCTGTGAGAAAAGGATTGTTTGTTTGTTGGTTAGGGGTCTTCTGTTTTCGTAGCCCCCTAACTTTTCTCTGGGTGCTGTTGCCCGTCTACCAAGGAGTCCTACCATGATCACGACCTTCCACACCAACGCTGCCGACCTCTTCCTCTGCGACTACGACGATGAGGGTCGCAACATCGCTCTCACCAACGCGATCGCATACTGCCTGAAGCGGCAGGACGATTACTTCGCTATCAACAAGGAGATGGTGTGGCACATCACGGCGGATGGCGTCATGCAGTGCCGCATCTACGGTCATAGCATCCTCCTGACCTTCAAGGACGGTAAGCTGCACCACGGCTTCAAAGCCGGGAATTGCGAGGTCCACAACACCAGCTGGCCCGATGTCAAGGTCGTGGATGATATCAAGCAGGTGATTGCCTACCTGCTCGCTCGCTTCTGGTAGAGTGTTCTCGGTTGAGGGTTCGGCCCTCACCTGAGCACATTCCGTGCTTACCAAGGAGGCGTTATGCACTTCGCTCTCGTGTGTCTGTCGTTCTGTGTCGGCTACATGGCCGGCTTGTTCTTTAACCTGTTCATCTAAGGAGCGATCATGTTCGATCTCATCACCAACGCCGTCGTGTACGGTATCCTCACCATCGCTATGTGGATCATGGGTGATCCGCGTCTGTGATGTTCTGGTTATGGGCTCTCTGAGTCCATACCAGAGCACCAAAGGTGTTCTCGGTGCCTGACCGTCTCAGGTGTGCCTAACATGAGGATCATCATGGCACAAGCTCGCGTTTCCTTCGCCCCTTCCTTCGTCAACTACGCGATGAACATCACCAGCACCAAGTCCGAGCCAGCGGAGCGCCATAAGGCATTCGACACCAGCCGCAAGGGTCAGGATCGCGTGTCCAAGGCAGTCACCATCGAGGCCATGCACTTCGATGACACGACCAAGAGCATCAAGGTGTTCTGCTCAGACGGTAATCTCCGTGAGTGCCGTGTTCGGCTCCTGCCGTCGATCGAGCATGGTCGTGCTCTGTGGCGCAAGCTGCAAGAGATCGGCAAGAGCAAGCAGGCTGTCAGCTTCAAGGCTGCCGGTGGCTTCTCACCCGACAAGTGGTTCTATAGCGTCGTCTGACGCCGACTACGGTCGAGTAATCACCCACATGAGCGTCATAGGTGGTCTATGGCGCTCTAGAAGGCTCATACCTTCGCCAATCTACCACCAACCAAGAGGTACCTGTCATGAACTTCTGTGTCATCAACACCGAGACCAACCGCATCGTGGCTCAATTCATCTACTACGCGGATGCACAAGCCTTCCTGAGCACTCGCACGAGCGACATCTTCACGATCCAAGACCTGTAACCAACCAACCAACCACAGGGCTCGCAGAGCTCGCTACCCAAGAGAGAACACATCATGCTGACCTTCACCAACTATCGTGACCTGAGCGACGCCTACCCGGTCATCTCTGCCAATCTCCAGAAGATCCTCTTCGAGGGCGACTACGACGAACCCTTCATGTGGTCACTCGGAGGAGATGTCCACGTCATTGAGACCAAGGAGGAATACCGCGAATTGCTCGCGAAGAGTGCCATGTTCGATGTGGCCGAGCCGATGGACGACGATTGGTTCCTGATCGTTGACATTACCAACAACGGTGGTGGTCCGTCCTACTACGTGCCGATGGCCATCATCGACAACGAAGATCGTCCTCAATCGTTCAACGCTTAAGGAGAGCATGATGAGTATACAGCAAGAGCAAGCCGATGCATGGTGCAAGGTGAGCCGGATGGCACACAGCCTGGGATGGGCGGACGATTGTACACCTGAGACATACTGGATCGATCACATCATCCAGAAGATGGTATGGTGCCACATGCAGGATCAACTGAGGAAACGAGAGGTGACTGAACGCCAAGAGGCACTGAAAGGGTAACATCATGACTGACTTCACCATCACCAACCGCATCGGGCCGAACGGCCTCTACAACGGAGATTTCACTGTGAACACCACCGACAATGTCGCTAGCGCTACCACCGCCAATGTCACTAGCGCTACCACCGCTCCGATCAACCGCCAGGATTTCCTGCTCCTGAACCCTCTTCGTCCGAGCATGTTCGGTTACGATGACGGCGAGGTCACTCGCATGGTCAACGAGCTCGAGTTCTGCGGCGTGGGCACCCTCATTGCTGATACCGGCAGTGAGATCTTCCTGTACGCCAAGGCTCCCCGCATGAGCACTCTCGAAGATCTCTGCACGGCGTACGATCTCGGCGGGATCGTCGTGCAGTGTGCTGCCGTGTACGACCAAATCGTGCGTACTGAGTTACATACTGCGTGATTTCACTGTGAGATATACCTGCCGGATACCATTTGCATGC